AGTCTTAATGGTTTAATCAAAAAGAAAGGAGACAATCATGTCTGAAGGAAGTAAATTGGTAACGGTAATGAGTATAGCTACTATAGCTTTATTTATGACAGCATGCTCAGCAACGTATACTGTTAAGTTTGGAAAGAAATGTACACCTGATCATAAAGAATGGTCCTATGTTTGGTTTGTAGAGAAAGAAGGTAACAATGTTGCAAAAGAAAACTGTAAGGAGAAAAAATAATGCCAAGATGTTACGATTATAAAGTTAAAGTTAATTTTGAATCTTCTGCTCATGGACAAAGAAAATATCTTACTGATAAAGAAATATTAGAGGAAACAATAAATCTTATGAGAGCTTATTTGTCTGGAGTAAAAAAATCTAAATATTTTAAAATAGAAAGAAACTACTCAATCGCTAAGTGGGCAAAGGAGCGTAAGAAAAAGTATGGACATAAGACTTCTTAAAATAAACGCAATGAAAAGGTTTTATAAATTTATGAACACTAATATGGTGTCATTAAATTTATGGAGTGAGTACAACCCAGTTGGTAAAATTTATGCTGGTTTAGAAAAAAGACAAGAGATAGCTGACAAAAGATTTAAGTTTTGTTTAGAGAGATCTAGGACAAGACCAGGTTGGAAAGTTTGCTATCTGAGATATTGTCAATTGGCTAAAGCTGATGATTTACTAAAATATATTAAACAAAGAAAGGAAAGACATGGACATAAATAAATGGAAAAGCATGGCGATTAGAAAAGAAGACCATACTTTATTGAAAGGACTTTGTGCGGATAAGTATAGAGCTCCTGCTGCAATGTTTCAAAAGATATTGCATGACTACATAGGATTTCAAGCAAAGAAAAAAGGAATTGATGTAGATAAATACAAGAATCAATTGCATAAGAAAGGTAATGGCAAATGACCATTACTGCTGTAGACATTAAAAGAGTTTTTTTTGATACTAAAGGTAAAGAGAGTTTCACGGTAGAATATAATCAAATTACTGACGAAATTACTTTAACTGTAGATGGTATAGAGAGGAACAAATTTAAATCTCAAGATGCAGAAAAAAAATATGAAGATTTATTGAATTATATAAAAAACGAGTTTATAAAATTTCGAGATGTGGTTAAGAACTAGAAAATTAATTGTAAGACTTAGAATGTGGTATGCTGACTTAAGAGGCCATCACGGTAAACGATGGAACTATGAACCAGGTGATTGGTATATGGGAAGACATAAAACTAGAACATCAGGACCAGGTAAAGTTATCAATAAATCTGGATGGCCTAGATGATAGGTTTATTTTTTATTGGAATGTCAGGTATATTGTTGGCCGCTATAATTGCATGGTATGTCATTAATAAATTTATTTCAAAAAATACAAGCGAGTTACCTAAGTTTGATGATTTAGATTAACCGGTAGTTGAATATGGTAAAAA